CTATCCATTGATCGTTTCAACGGCCGCTGCCGCCATGTCGGGCTGCCATTTGGCGTAGACCCGTTCTACCTGCTCGACGGTATTGCCGAGCACCTTCGCGATGATCCAGAGCGCGACGCCGCGCCGCGCCATCCGCGTCGCCGCGGTGTGGCGCATGACGTGGGGCGTCACGCCCTCCACGCCCGCGGCCTTCGCCACGCGCGTGATCGTCTGGTTGATCTTGCCGCCGGCGCCGATCACGTAGGCGTCCTTGCGGGTTTCAAACGCTTCCTCAAGCACGACGCGCAAGTTCGCGGACATGGGCACCGAGGCCTTTCGCTTGCGCGTCTGCACGGCACCGTCAGGCAGATAGTGAATCTGGCCCGTATCCCAATCGACCTGGTCCCAGGTCAACTCGCAGATCGCCGTGCGGCGCGCGGCCGTGTTCAGCGCCAGCATCAGGAACAGGTACGGACGACGGCCCCACGCCTCGGCAGCGGCCAGCAGCGCATCCACCTCCCCGTCGCGCAGCCAGCGCGTCCGGGGCGGAGATGCGGGGGGCAGCCGGTCCAACACCGGCAGCGCGGTCGACGGCAGGATCCGCCGGCGCACGGCGTCATTCCAGGAAGCCCGCAGCATCGACAGTTCGGCGCGGATCGTGGACGGCGCGGCGCCGGCGGCTTGCCGACCGGCAATGTAGGCGTTTTCTCGGGCCTGTGTGACGTCGAGAGGCATCAGGGCCCCAAAGGCCGGTGCGAGGTGCTTCCACGCGTAGTCGGCGCGCTCGTTGGCCTGCTTGGGATATTTCAGCCGGTACAGCTCCTCGCACGTCGCGTCCTCCGGCGCAGTGGCCGTGAGGGTCAGCCACTCGTCGAAGAACGCTTGTGCTGCAGCCAGGCTTGACGTGCCCGTGCTCTTGCGACGGCTGCGTCGGCCTTCGGACCAGAAGATGTAGAAGACGCCCCGGGCGCCGTGCGGCTTGCATGTGTACCAGCGTCCGGCGCTGTATTTCCGCATTTCAGACATGATCCACAAACCTCCGTTTCCTCGATATATCTTCTCAGTTCCGCTTCTCGAATCATCACAGGCCTGCCGGGCAGCGACGCCAGCTTGCCGCTCTTGCGCAGCCTCTCCACTGTCGAAATCGACCGGCGAAGCACTGCGGCTGCTTCAGCCTGCGTCAAGAGTTTCATCCCCACCCTCCCCGTCCGACGCCAAAAGACTCAGAATCTTGGTTGCGGTCTGGACTTTCACCCTCCGGTTGATTCGCAGCCAGGCGACGGTCGGATCGGCCTCGCTCACCTTGAAGTCGATTGACGGCACGTCGGCCGCGATGGCGCCCTCGGCGGCGTTTGGCAGGAGCTCCGTCGACTCCATGCCGAGGGCCTTCGCCAGTTTGCTCAGACTCAGGGCCGTTGGGAGCGATTTCCCTCGAATATAAGTGGAAATGCTATCCCGGGTGAGGTCGGCGCGGCGCGCCAGTTCTGACTGGTTCCAACCCTTCTCGAGCATCAGGTGGTACAGCTTTCGACCGAATTGTTCCTTGGAAAGGTGTCGGTTGGCGCCGTCGGGAATCTCGTCGAGGTGGTAGCGGGTGGATCGCGACATAAGAGAAAAAGACCTTTCCAGCGGCAGTACTGTGTATGTCAAATGTATGTCTGCTTAGTGCGATCTTGTCAAGACACCTATTGACAATTTGTCAGCCACTGCGCGATAACGGCAGACATGGGCAGACACTTCGACGCAGCAAAGTTCATCCAGCAGGAATTCGGAGGAGTCTCCGGGTTTCACGAGAGGCTTTCGCGCGCGAAAGTCCCCGGCCTGCCGAAAGAAGCGAGCGTCTACAGGTATTTTAAGCGGTCGAGCATGCCCGGTCCCCTGTTGGCCGCGGCGCTACTTATCAGGGAGCGGGACACCGGATCGCCGGTGAGCCTTGAGGCCTATTGCAGACTGAAGGGGGAGACTTCATGCCAGACCAAATTGCGGACAGAGAAGCCCGTTTTTACTGGTCCAGCTGCCAGCGTTTTCGACTAGCCCAGAGCGCGCAAGAGCGCGAAGACGCGCTGGACGATCTCGACGTGTTGTGCCTGCACACCGACAACGCCACCCTGCGCGTACAGGCATCGGCGGCGCGCGGCGCCTTGGTTCTTGAACACGTCCTTTCGGGACCCGCCGAGCAGATGGAGATTCGCGTTGCGCATCCTGGGGGTTGATCCGGGCCGGAACGGCGCGCTGGCGCTCCTGACCGATCAGGGGCGCACCTTGCGCGTCGTCGACCTGCCCGTGCTGGTCGTCAAGCGAGGCAACGGCACGAAGGGCGAACTCGACGCGTTCGCTTTGCACGACCTGCTGTCTGAAATGGCGCCTGACGTCTGCTATTTTGAAAAGGTGGCCGGACAGCGAGGCGACGGGGTCTCCGCAGCTTTCAACTTTGGGGAGATTACGGGGGCCTGCAAGATGGCCTGCATCCTGACCGGCGCGCGCTTCATACCCGTGACGCCTCCCGCCTGGAAGAGGGCGATGAAGCTGATCGGCGCCGCGAAGGACGACAGCCGCGCGAAGGCCATGCAGCTTTGGCCCGAGAACGCCAGCGACTTCCGCCGGCAGAAGGACGACGGACGAGCCGACGCGGCGCTGATCGCGGAACACGGCCGTCTCGAGCAGATCAAGCAGGGTGTGTTCGGATGACCGCCGCGCTGTTCGTCCTGTACCTGTTGACGACCAACCCCGATGGCAGCACCTCCCGATCCTTCGCTGGCGAAGCCTCTAGCTTCCCCGAGTGCCAGGCCTTGGCTGCACGGGCCTACCCCGGACAGCCCTTTGAATGCAGAATGGAATTCAAATGACCGATGACGACGAAATCCTGCGCGCGGCGCAGCCCGAGCGCGTCGGTGTCCTCCGCCGCGCTGAGGCCCTGACCTGCGGCCCCCGCAACGCCAGCTACGGCTCCCCGGTCCAGAACATGCAGGATACGGCGGATCTCTGGTCCGTCGTCCTGGGCGTGCCGGTGACTGCGCAACAGGTGGCCATCTGCATGTCTCTCGTGAAGGTGGCGCGCCTCGTAAAGACGCCCGACCACCAAGACAGTCATGACGACGCCGCAGCCTACATGGCGATCGCCTACGAATGCGCCGTTGCGAAAAAAGACGCGCCTCCCGATTAACGCTTGTCTTTTTTATTGACATACGTCTGACATACATTTACGACGTTTCTGGCAGAACAGGTTGATCAGGAGTGGCAGGATGCCTACGGCGCTTCCGCATCAAATAGAAGGTGCGCGGTTCCTCTCGGAAAGAAGATGCGCCCTCCTCGCGGACGCCCCGCGTGTCGGCAAGACCGGCGCCGCGATCCTCGCCGCCGACGACATCCTCGCCCGCAAGATCCTCGTCATCACCACGGCCTCGGGCCGGCCCGTTTGGGTCCGGGGCTTTGCGGACTGGTCCATGTTTCCCCGCAACGTCGCTGCGCTCTACCCGGGCGAATCCCGCAAGGCTTTCGACGCCGCCGACGTGCAGATCGTCGGATGGGCCGCGCTCGACAAGATGCGGGACGCCGGGCCTTGGGACCTGATCATCCCCGACGAGAACCATTACGCCAAGTCCGTCGATGCCAAGCGCACGCAGCACCTCTACGGCCCGATGAAGGGCCTGAGCCGGGGCGCGGGCCTTTGCGACCGGGCCGGGATCATCTGGCCTCTGACGGGCACGCCCATCCCCAACGCGCCGAACGACCTCTATCCGACGCTCCGCGCGCTCGTGCCCGAAAGGCTGACCGACGAGTGGGGCCCCACCGACGTTACCCGCTACGACGATTTCCTGCGGCGCTACTGCATCGTGCGCCAGAAGCAGATCAGCAGGTTCAACAAGATCGACGTCGTGGTCGGCGGGCGGAACCTGGAAGAATTGAAGGCACGGCTCGACGGCTTCATTCTGCGCCGCACGCAGCAGGACGTCGGCATCCGGCCGCCCAACTTCGAAATCCTGCCGATCCACATTTCCGCCGCGCAGCGCCGCGCCCTCGAAGCCGAGATCCCCGACGCAGAGGAGATCCTCGACGCGGCTGAGACCGGCGAGACCAAGAGCCTCGAAATGCACCTCGGGCCCCTGCGCCGCATCACTGGCACGATCAAGACGCGTGGCGTGGTCGACCTCGTGCGCGAGGAGATTTCCGACGGCCTCGACAAGATCGTGCTCATGGCATGGCACAAAGACACGCTGGACGCGCTGCAGGAGGGCCTGTCGGACCTCGGCGTCGTGCGCGTCGACGGCGCCTCGACAGCCAAGCACCGCGACGCCGCGCAGCAGACTTTCGCCGGCAATCCGGGCGTCAAGGTGTTCCTCGGCCAGATCGTCGCCTGCGGCGAGGCCATCGACCTCTCGGCATCCGCCGAGCTCCTATTCGTGGAGAGCAGCTTCGTGCCCAAGGACATGGCGCAGGCTTCCCTTCGCATCACGAACCACGGACAGACGCGCCAGCCGCGGGTCCGGGTGGCTGCCCTGGAAGGCAGCATTGACGAAGCCTTGCAGACGATCCTCGTGCGCAAGGTAGAAACCATAAGAGAGGTACTCACATGACCGTTACAATCCACATCGAGGCCAACAGCGCAGCCGAGGCTCGGGCTGAGATGCTCGACCTGCTGAACAGCCCCTCGCCCGCCGCGACGCCGAGACCGGTTGCCGCGTCCGCTGTGTCTGAAATGACGACAGGCGAGACCGACAACGCGCACGAACCGGCGGAGACGCCGATCAACGGCCACATTTACGGCCAGGCCGAAGAGGGCAAGGCGCGTCGCAACAAGGAACAGATGGCCGAGGACGAAGAAATCGAACGCCTCGCCGCGCTGCACAAGATCACGGGCGGCCTCGACAGCGCACCGGCTTCGGAGGTGCTCAAGAACCTACGCGAGATGGAGGCCCCGGTCGAAGATGACGCCAAGGCCAACATCTCGACGGGCGAGGAGCGCAAGGACCCCGCGCAGGACGAGAAGCCCGCGACGCGCGAAGACATGAAGGCCGCGATGGTCAAGTATGTCGAGGCCAAGGGCCAGGTCGAGGCCATGGAGGAGCTGCCGGGCATCATGGGCTACAAGAAGCAGTCCGAGGTGCCCGACGATCCGGCCGAGTTCGCCAAGGTCATCGCCAAGATCGAGGCCGCGCTGTGATGCAAACCTATTTTGGCATCCAACACGTCCCGACCGGACGGCTGTTGCCAGCACCGCGGGGGCGGGGCGGGCGTGGCGGAACGCACGTTGAATTCGAAGACGACGGAATTCCCCGCCTTTTCGAAAAGGAAAACAGCGCGAAGATGGCGCTGCGTTGGTGGCTGAACGGTGCCGTCGAGGTCGGCCAGTCGTTCGACGCTTTTGGCGATGTAGACGAGCAGTGGCGAACCCGCGCGTGCCCGCATCGAAAAGAGGAGGAGGTCAAGGTTGTGCCTGTTCATCTCGAGGTGAAGGCATGACCCAACCCCACGCCCAGCGTGACCACGCGACCTGGTCGGCTTCCGCGTCCGCGAGACGCTGGGGCTGCGCCGGATCGCTGGCGATGGAGGCTGACGCCCCGCCGGACAAGGAGTCCCACGCTGCGGCGTGGGGCACCGCCGCGCACGAAGTGGCGGAGCGCGCGTTGCGCTCCGACAGCAAGGACTGCTTCGCCCATGTCGGTGCAGTGATCCGCACGAAGGAGCACGAAATCGAGGTGGACGACGAGGTTGCGGAGACCGCGCAGGCCTATGTCGATTACGTCGTCGAGGCGTCGCAGGGCGCCGAGCTTCTGATCGAGCAAACCTTCAGCCTCGACCGGATCAAGCCGCCCTTCAAGGCCGGCGGCACCGGCGACGCCGTGATCCTCGACCACGAGGCCGGGATGATCGAGATCGTCGACCTCAAGGGTGGCCGGGGCATCGTCGTGGAGGCGCTGAACAACAAGCAGCTGCGCACCTACGCCCTCGGCGCCCTGCTCGCTAACCCGGGCCGCTGGCGGCGCGTGAAGGCGACGATCGTGCAGCCCCGCGCCCCGCACGCGAACGGGCGCATCCGCTCCGAAGAGATCGACGTCATCGACCTCATGGACTGGACGCAGGATCTGCTCGATGCGATGCAACTGGCCCGCAAGGCAGCAGACTGGCTCGGAACACCCGAGTACGAACACGCTCTGCTCGAACAGGGGTTTCTGACGCCCGGCGACCATTGCACGTTCTGCCGGGCGAAGCCGACATGCCCTGCACTCGAGGCGCGTGCGGCGCTCGTTGCGCAGACGCATTTTGCGCCCGAAAAGGGGGCCTCTCCGGAGCCGCCGGCGCCCGAGACGCTCGACATGGAGCGGATCGTCCGCATCCTCGACCACGCCGACATGATCCAGTCCTGGCTCAACAGCGTGCGGGCCTATGCGCAGGATCAGGCGGAACTCGGCGTCGCCGTAACCGGCGGCGACAGCACCTACGTGCTCACGCCGAAACAGGCGCGGCGCAAGTGGGTGGACCCCAACGTGACGCCCAAGGATTTGATCGTGGCGATGATCAACGCGGAGGTCGAGCCTGCTCAGCCTGTCGGGGAGGAGAGATTCTACGCCGAGCCAAAACTCAAGACACCCGCCCAGGTCGAAAAGCTGGTCGGCAAGAAGGCCTACGGAGCCCTGGCGGGCTTCGTCGAGCAGAAGTCGAGCGGGTACAACCTCGTCCGCTCTGACAAGACCACACGGGCAGCCGTTCCGGCCCCGCCCCATCAACACTTCCAGAAAGAAGGATAGCCCTCATGGCTGACAACTACAGAACCGAACCCTTCACCTCCGAACTGTGCCGCATCTCCTACGCGATGGGCCTGTACCAAGGGCGCAAGAACGACAGCGGCACCGAGAAGTTCGGCGTCACGCTGATCTTCCCCGTGGACAAGATCGACGCCCTCAAGAAGGCCGTGGCCGAGGTGGTCGAAAACCAGTGGGGCGAGAAGGGCATCGAGCGGTTCAAGAAGGGCCTCATCAAGAACCCGATCCTCGCCGGTGACGGCAAGGAAGCCCATGACAAGGACGGTGAACTCAAGGCCGGCATGGGCGCCGACGTCGTGTTCATCCGGCCCACGTCCAACGACCCGATCAAGTGCTTCGACGCCAACGTCAACGTGATGAACGCGAAAGACGTCGTCTCCGGTCATTGGGGCAAGGCCGTCATCAATGCCTTCGCCTGGCACCACCCCACCAATGGCGACGGCGTCAGCTTCGGCATCTCCATGTGGCAGCACATCAAGGAAGACGAAGCCCTCGGCGGCGGGTCGCGCGACCCGAACGACTTCTTCGGCAAGGAGAAGGTCGACACGTCGGGCCCGGGGCCGGAAGGCAAGGGCGGCGCCGCGGACATGTTCGGCTGATCGCCGTGTCGTGAATGGCGGCAGACGTCGCCGTTCACACCCCACAATCCTCACATGTGAAAGGATATAACATGCCCACGGACACGCCCGGAGAGGGCCACAACAGCGGATCGTATCGCGTCACGGCCGACGAGCTGCGCAGCTTCATCGAACGCTACGAGCGCCTCGATCAGGAGAAGAAAGACGTCGCGGACCAGCAAAAAGAGGTCATGGCCGAGGCCAAGGCCCGTGGTTACGACACGAAAGTGATGCGCAAGGTGATCGCCCTGCGCAAGCGCGAGCCTGACGACATTGCCGAGGAACAGGCCGTGCTGGCGATGTACGCCGAGGCCCTCGGGATGGAGGTGTTCTCGTGAGCCGCCAGGTCAGCCTCGCCGGTGAAATCCTGATCACCACGGACAAGGCCGTGCTGTTCCGTTCCGATTCGGACGACTCCGAGACGTGGATCCCGCGCTCCGTCTTGCTGGACGGCGACAAGATCGACGAGGGCGACAGGGACGTCGTCTGCGCCGAATGGTTCGCCCTCAAGGAGGATCTGTCGTGATGGACATCGCCGCATCCCTGCGCGACGCTGTCGAAAATGACGGCCTCCGCGATCTGACAGTTCGGGTCGCGGAGTACGCTTCCGACGGCGTCACGCCGCTCACCTGGCAGGCCATCGCCAAGTACCAGGGCCGACTCAAGGGCCCGTGGGGCGTGGCCATCCGATCCGACGAGGGCGCGGCGATCGTCGCCGCCCTCAACAACGGGACGCGTCCGAACACGTGCGTCGTCCCCTCGGCACAAGAGGACATTTTCTCGTGAGCTATTTCCGTGAGTTGGAGCCCGGCGGTCAAGTTGCCATTCTCGTGGTCGGGGGCGTTTACCAGCAAGCGCCCCTTTACACTCGGGCGGGTCTACTATTCGCCAAAGTCGGGAACGGGTTTGTCCGACTTTCGTCGGACGGAAGCACAAGCAAGCCCACCGCCCGAATTGACGCGCTGATTTGTGACGTCCCGCTGTTCAAGAACACCTTTGGGCATTTGTGCGACGCGTCTGTGCCAAACGCAAAGCCCCTCCCCGGGGAACAGAAAAACCTGCTTATAGGAGTTTCCGAATGAACCACATTCTCCGCGCATGGCGCGCCTCCTTTGTGCGCCGCTGGCACAACAACCCGGACCTGTGCCACACCGTCGACCCGGACTCCGGGCATCAAGGCCGCACGGCCCTCCTCGTGCTCCTGTTCGAGCCCGACGCGTCCCGCAACCTCCTCGCCCATGCCATCACGCACGATCAGGGGGAGGTCATGCCCGGCGACATGTCCCACGACGCCAAGAAGGCTATGCCCGATCTGGCGAAACAGATCGCGCAGCTGGAAGCCAAGGAGCGCGTCGCGCAGGGCTTCTGTCTGCCGAACCTCACCGAGCGCGAGAAGAAGATCCTCAAGCTGTGCGACTGGCTCGACGCATGGCTCTGGATGATGAAGCACGAGCGTCGCCTCTATGCCCGCAAGGACTGGCAGGCGCAGCTTCGGGACATGCACGACGCGGCGCTCGACCTCGGCGTGGGCGACGCCTTCGCGGCGCTCATCCACGCGGAGACGACGCGGTGAACTACTACAACGAGTTCGACCCGAAGGCGGCGGCGTGGCTGCGCGAACTGATCGCGCAAGGCCAGCTGCCTCTGGGCGACGTGGACGAAAGGGACATCCGCGATGTCAGACCCGAAGAACTCGACGCCTACGCGCAATGCCACTTCTTCGCCGGCATCGGAGGATGGCCCCTCGCGCTTCGCATGGCGGGATGGCCGGAAGACCGGCCCGTCTGGACCGGATCATGCCCGTGCCAGCCGTTCAGCAACGCCGGAAAGCGCGGCGGATACGACGACGAGCGGCACCTCGCCCCTGTCTGGCTCGATCTTGTCCGACAGTGCCGCCCTGCAAGCGTCTTTGGTGAACAGGTTGCAAGCGCGGCTGGGCGAGATTGGCTCTCTGATCTACGCCTTGAAATGGAAGGAATGGGCTATGCGGTCGGGGCCGCCGATCTGTGCGCTGCGGGCGCGGGCGCACCCCACATCCGCCAGCGTCTCTTTTTTGGCGCTGTGCTCGGTTCTGGGTCCAGCCTGGCCCGCGCGGATCGGGCAGGTGCCGTTAAGCGGCTGGCCGACGGCGCAAACACAGGACAGCAGCGGCGGCGGCGGCCAAGCAAAACGGGCACACGGCCCGGATCGTCATGGCTCGAACCTCAACGACTTTGCGATGCTGGCCGGGTGGACAACTCCGCAGGCGCACGACACCTCGGGCCGGTCGAAGTCGCAGAAGTCGATCCACGGGACGAAACACGGCTGCGCGTGTCTGGTGAGGCAGGCGAGTTTGGCCGGGTGGGGGACGCCGAACGCTCACGAACCCCGCCTCGGCTACCAGAACAGAGCGAACGGAAAGAAAGGCACTCAGCGGTCAATGACGACGGAATGCGTGGATTATTTCTGCCCGGACCGTGGCCCGCAGTTTCCGCTCTGGAGCGGCCCCATGCGCCTCAAGACTTCTGGCGCGCTGCTGACTGGCTCCACTGCACGGATGGAAGCTGGCGGCCAGTTGAACCCGGCACATTCCCGCTGGGTCATGGGCTACCCGCCAGAGTGGGACGATTGCGCGGTTACGGCAATGCCATCGTCCCGCAAGTCGGCGCGATCTTCATCGAAGAATTCGATGCCGCTGCCCAACGTGTTCGACTGATGTCTGAAATGACGCATGACATGGAGATTTTTGGGTGACAGACGCGATCCTCTACATCGACCTCGAAAGCCGCAGCGCCGCCGATCTCCGCAAGACCGGCGCGCACAAATACTGGGAGCACGAGACGACGGACCTCTGGTGCGCCTGCTGGGCGCTCGGGGATGGCGAGGTGCAGGACTGGACGCCAGACATGCCCTGCCCACCCGATATTGCCGCGCATGTCAGCGCGGGAGGCATCGTGTCGGGATGGAACGTCGGCTTCGAAAAGCTGGGCTGGGAGCACCGCCTCGGCCCCAAGTACGGCTGGCCGGTCCCGGAGCGCGAACAATACCGCGACACGGCCGCCTACGCCGCCGCCATGTCCCTGCCCCGCGCCCTCGGCCACGCCGCTGCCGCCCTCGGCACCGCCGCGCAGAAGGACGACGAAGGCTACCGGCTGATGATGCGCATGGCCAAGCCCCGCAAGCCGCGCAAGGACGAGGATCCGGACGCGCTGCTCTGGTGGGACGACGACGAGCGCCTGCAGCGCCTGATCCGCTATTGCCGCGACGACGTGCGCACGGAGCGCGAAATCCGCAAGGCGTTGATCCCCTTGTCGCCCGCCGAGCAGGCCGTCTGGGAGTTCGACAACCGCATGAACGACCGCGGCGTGCGCATCGACCTCGACATGGTCCGGGCCCTACAGCGCATTGCGGACAAGGCCAAGACCGGCCTCGACAAGCGCATGAAAGAGATCACGACGGGCGAGATCACGGCCTGCAGCCAGGTCTCCGCTCTCGCGGGCTGGGTGGGCGCCGAGATGTGCATGAAGGTCGAGAGCCTCGACAAGAACGCCCTGGCCGCCCTCCTCGCCCTCGACGACCTGCCCGCCCATGTGCGCGAGGCCCTCGAGCTGCGCAAGGAATACGCCAAGACCAGCACCGCCAAGCTCAACGCCATGCTGGCCTGCACGGGTGAAGACGACAGGGCGCGCGGCCTGCACCTCTACCATGGCGCCGGCACCGGGCGTTGGGCGGGCAAGCTGATCCAGACTCAGAACATGCCCCGCGGCGGCAACGTCATAAAGGATCCGGACAAGGCGGCGTCAATCATGCTGCGCGGCAATCCGGACATCGTGGATATGATCTACGGCTCCCCTCTCACGGCAGTATCCGACATGCTGCGCTCCTGCCTCGTCGCCAGCCCGGGGCATCGCCTCCTCGCCGCCGACTACTCCTCGATCGAGGGCCGTGTGACGGCCTGGGTCGCGGGCGAGGACTGGAAGCTGGCCGCCTTCGTCGCCAACGACGAGGGGCGCGGGCCGGGCATGTACGAGATCAACGCCGCGTCCATCTTCAATATGCCCGTCGAAAAGATCGGCAAGAAGAGCCAGGAGCGGCAGACCGGCAAGGCGTCAGAGCTCGCGCTGGGCTTCGGCGGCGGCGTGCTGGCCTATCATTCGATGGCCGGCATCTATGGCATCGACATGGCGCCGGTCTATCCCGTGCTGTGCAGCAGCACGGAGCCCGAGATCGCGGAGCGCGCGCACGACCGCTACGAGGAGTGTCTCAAGCGCGGCGACACCGGCACCGACCTCATGTCGCGCGAGGCGTGGATCGCCTCGGAAATGACGAAGGTGAAATGGCGCAACAAGCACCCCGCCACCGTCGCGCTCTGGAAGGGCCTCGAGGAAGCCGCGTTCGACGCCGTGATGACGCCCGGCACCGTCGCCAGCTACGGGCGAATCAAGTACGTCGTGCAGCGCGGCTTCCTGTGGTGCATGCTGCCAAGCGGCCGCTGTCTCGCCTATGGCGCCCCGAAGATCCAGGACCGCAAGACGCCTTGGGGCGACACGAAGGCCGCGGTCACGGCCATGACCGTCGACAGCGTGACGAAGGTGTGGAAGCGCGTCGCGCTCTACGGCGGCCTCCTCACGGAAAACGTGGTGCAAGCCATCGCGCGCGACCTCATGGCGCACGGCATGCTGACCGCCGAAGCCGCTGGCTATCCGATCGTGCTGACCGTTCACGACGAGGGCGTTGCGGACGTCCCGAATGGCCACGGCTCCCTGCGCGAATTCGAGCAACTCCTCTGCGATCTCCCACCCTGGGCGGCGGGCCTTCCCGTCGTCGCTGAGGGCTACGAGGCCCTGCGTTACAAGAAGGATTGAACCTGATGATCGACGTCCTCAACGGCGACTGCATCGAATTGATGCGCTCGATGCCCGCAGCCTCTCTTGATTCCTGCGTGACCGATCCACCCTACCACCTGACCAGCATCGTCAAGCGGTTCGGCAAGCCCGGCGCCGCCCCGGCCCGGTCTCAGGGCGCGACGGGCGTCTACGGCCGGGCTTCGGCGGGCTTCATGGGCCAGACCTGGGACGGTGGCGAAATCGCCTATCGACCGGAAACCTGGGCCGAGGTGCTGCGCGTCTTGAAGCCCGGGGCATACCTTCTCGCGTTCGGCGGCACCCGCACGTTTCACCGAGTCGCCGTGGCGATCGAGGACGCCGGTTTCGAGATCCGGGATTGCATCATGTGGGTTTATGGCTCCGGTTTCCCGAAGTCGCACGACGTCGGCAAGAAGGTTCCGGAATACGAGGGCTGGGGCACGGCGCTCAAACCCGCATGGGAGCCCATAATCGTCGCCCGTGCGCCGCTGGTCGGCACCGTCGCGGCCAACGTCACGGCGCATGGCACCGGTGCTTTGAACATCGACGCCTGCCGCGTCGGAAACGAAGTCCGAACCGCGGCTTTCACCTCGTTGGCCCCGTGCGGGGGCAATGCGTTGGGCGCCGCCGGGACGCAAGAGGCTCGTCGAGGCACTCAGGGCGCGCCCAAAACGTATGTGGGCCGCTGGCCTGCGAACGTCATGCATGACGGCAGCGACGAGGTGCTGGCAGCCTTTCCGGACGCCAAGGGGCAGCAGGGCGCGGCGCGGTTCTTCTACTGCGCCAAGGCGTCGAAGGCTGATCGCGGCGCGGGTAACACGCATCCGACGGTCAAGCCACAGGCGCTCATGCGCTACCTGTGCCGCCTCGTGACGCCGCCAGGTGGCACGGTGCTCGACCCCTTCGCCGGGTCTGGATCGACGGGCGTGGCGGCCCTGCACGAAGGGTTCCGGGCGGTCCTTTGCGAACAGAGCGACGACTACGTCCGGATCATCCGATCCCGCACCGAACCGCTGCTTGGCGTTTTCGGTTGACGTCCGACATACATCTGACATACAAAAGCGACAATCGCACAGCACACGGAGGCCAAGAGGCATGGCGCTGAGAGAAGACGTCACGAGCAGAAAGCAGGCCGCGTCGCGCAGACAGACGACGATGCGCCTGCAAACCGACATCCTGGACGCGGCCGATGCGCTGCGCGGCCCGATGGGGCTGTCGCGCACGCAGCTGGTGGAGCAACTTCTCGCGAAGTTCATCCGCCAGAAAGGCGGCGGGCCGGTTCGACTGAAGAGCCTGCTATGACCGACGATTTCCACAAGCACGCTGCGGAGTTCCTCGCGCAGGAGCTGCGTGACGCGCTCGAAGAGGAAGATCGCAGGCGACGTGCGGACTTCATGGACCGCCTGGCCTTCTACGGCCTCTGCGGCGGTCTGCTGTTTCTGCTCTGCCTCCTCGTGTCCACCATGCTGTGGTGGGCGCTTTACTAACCCCACGCCGCGCATCCCGCGCGACTCCCCCGCCTGACCGGACCAGCCCCGGCGGCGGGGGCAACAGATAGGAGAATGAGATGATGCGAAGACTGCTCATAGCAGGGGCCATGAGCGCGGCGCTCGCTGGTATCGGCCACAACATGCCGCCGTCACCGATGCCGCCTGCGACCTTTACTGAGCAGATGGAGACCTCGCATCGGATCAAACGGGCAGAGAATAAGAAGCTTTGGCAAAAGGTCCGCCGCAAGCCCAAAGGCCGCGCCCAATATCACCGGCTGAACTGGTCACAGCGTAAGGGCCGTCTTTTCAAGGGCCACAGACCCTGACCCCCTCTGCCCGCGCCCACATCCGCGCCCACGCGCTGCGCCTGCTGGCCGACATGGCCGAGAAACGGAGAACGACATGACCCGAGTATGCCCAAAGCGAGACGCGATTTGCCCTCATGGTATGGAGTGTCCGTTCACGATTGACCAGTACACATGCAGGGACGAGCCGAAAAATCGGCAGGAACCGCACGAGAAGACCGAGGCGCCGGACGTTGATCGCTTCAAGCCGGACACTTACGAGGACTGGCGCGGCATGTGCGGCGGAATTTCTGCCGTGATGAAAGGTCACGCGAGCGGCCCCTATGTTCTGTATGAGGACTACCGCGCCCTATCCGCAGCCCTTGCCGCCGCAGAGGCTGAGCGGGATGCGCTGCGGGAGGCTTTGGAGGAATCCGTTCTGTATGTCGAGACGCTTCACTCACTTTTGCCAAAGGGCGGTGCCAGAAGCAAAGCAATGAGCGCGATCCGAGTTGCCCGCGCCGCCCTCACAGGAGGCGACAATGTCTGAAGCAGAACTTACAATCCGACAGCGCGTTACTCACGTCCGCACGCCCGTTCAAAGCCTTTGGTTCGGCTTTGCGGAAGGCTTCGGAAAAACGCTGGGCATCGCTCTTGCCGTCGCTCTTGTCATTGTCGTTCTTTCATGGGCTGGGGTCCTTGAAGACAACGAGCCAGAGGTTTCGACTGATGCCGCGCCCGCCGCTCTGGAAGGTGGTGACGCATGAGCGCGCCGGAACGAAATCAATGCCCTGATGGCGGAACCTGTCACCACAATTGCGCCTCTACCTGTTTTCGCACAGATGGGTGCAGCCCTTTTTCTGGGGTCTACAAGGATGACCATTGGCCAAGGTCGGTTCTGAGCATAGCCCAAGCCCACGCCGCAGGGTACGCGCAGGGGGTGAGGGAGGCGGCGGAAGCTTTGGAAACGGTTGATACATCGCCATACGGGGCGGTGATGCGACAAGCCCAACGCTTTATCCTCACCCTTCTCGACGCCCCACCGCCCGATCCGGTGGCAGAGGCGGCGCGGCATGTTCACGCGCTTGTCTGGGCTGAGGGAGCGGCGGCAGGCGGTCTGGACAAATTGAGCGTTGAAGCACTGGCACTTATGGGCGCGGCAGACGAATTCCTTTCCCGCGCCCTCGCCAGCCAGAAGGAGGGGGAGTGATGCCACGAAAAAGGCCCCGCCCCGTCGAGCGCATGACATGGCCGCAGATGGTCGTACTGGACCAAATCGCAAGCGGCCAGCAGCCGAGGATGACACGCGATGTGACAGGCCTTCTGCATCGGCTTTCCCCTCCTATCGAACTGGACAGGCGCGGCCTGCACCTTTCTGCCGAGGGCCTGCGTCTCTGCCAGGCGCTACACGATTTTTGGCCTGAGCGCTTTCCTAGCCGCAAGGACCCCTGACATGCCCGCCGCACCTTTCACAACACCAGAGGAGTATGAAATGACGCACGACACAAGACACGGAAATCGTACCGCCATCCTGATCATCCATGTCGAACACGACTACGCCCTCGGCCTCGTGCCGTCCACGGAAGAGCGCGTGTTCATCCCGAAAGGACCGGTCTGCACAGCCCGCCCTGTCGTGGGGGAGACCCGATATGCTGCCATCAACCTCAACACCCGCAAAGGGACCGGGTCGAAATACTTCGCCTCCTGGCTTTCCCCGAACAATGCCATCGCCTGCGAGATTGCCGGCATCCCGACCGATCAGGGCTTGGTCTACTTCTTCACGGACGAAGACGAACCTGCATGGAGCGACGAGCCCCCTGCGCCCGGAGAGACGGCCTACGCCTTCCGCTTCGAGGGCGTCGTGGTTGGCCCGCGGGAATAGCGGGACAGGCGCGCTCGAATGATACAGGCAAAGAAGGACACGAGCATGTTCAAGGCCCTCTGGGATCTCGGGTACACGAGGCTCGTGCCCATCATCCCGCCCGACGCGGAGATCAGCGAGAAGAGCTCGATCGCCTCGCGAATGCGCGCGGGCGACGACAGCCGCGGCAAGACGCCGGGCGTGCGCGGTGCGGATGGCAGATGGCGCGGGATCTCGCTCGTGAGCATGGAGAGCCGGGAGAGCGACCTAGCCGCTTGGGAGGCCATGGGCGCGGGCGTCGGCATAAAGCTGGGCGAAGGCCTCGTGGCGCTCGATATCGACACCACGCACGCGGAATCCGCGCGCAAGCTTTACGAACTGGCGGCGCGCCTCCTCGGCCCCGCGCATGTCCGCTTCGGCAACCGGCCCAAGTGCCTGATGCTTTACGAAGCGCCCCTAGACGCGGGCTATCGGCAGCTGCGGTTCGAAACGCCCTCCGAGCCGTGGCTCGACGACAAGCAGGCCCGGGGCGGCGCCCGCGTCGAGGTGCTGACGGAAGGCCGGCAATTCGTGGCCCATGGCATCCACCCCAAGACCGGCGCGCCCTACGCATGGCCCAACGGCATCCCGCGGCGCGACAAGCTCTCCCCCGTCACGGCCGAGCAGATCGACGCCTTCATGGCCGCGGCGGCCGAGGAGTTGGGCGGCAGCATCGTGCAGCGCGCGGAACGCGCCGACACGCCGGACCAGGAGCGCCTGCGCGCTCCGGATTGGGAGACGCTGGCGAGAACCGTCAATGCCGTGCCAAATTCGTCGGCACTGTTCCCGAGCCGCGACGACTACGTCAAGATGGCCTATGCCATCGCTGCCGCGGCGCCGGACGGTTTCGAGCTCGAGGCGCGCGACCTCTACCTCGACTGGTGCGGACGCTGGGAGGATGGCGACAACGACATGGACGTGGCGCTGAAGGATTGGGAGCGCGCCAAGCCCCCCTACCGCACGGGCTACGGTTTCCTGGTCGCGCATGCGCCCGGCCTCTTCTTCGAGAACGCCGCGCCGGACACGCCGGCGGGCGAGGCCGCGGCGCAGGACGTCGACATGTTCGCCGCTAACGCAGATGCCTCGCGCAACCTCTACGACCTCATGTCGCTCGACGATCTCGAGACCATGCAGCCGCCGGAGTTCCTCATAGATCGCTACATCCCCGAGCATGGCTTCGGGATCCTGTTCGGGGCCCCCGGCAGCAAGAAGAGC